CCCATTTGTGCCCCGCAGGCTTTCCTCATCATCATCTGCGGCGGTCGCGGTGACGGTGTATTCCCTTGGGCGGATCAGCTTTTCCCAAGCCCCGCCGCTGGTGTACGCGGTGAAGCCGGTGCTATCTACATCGCCGTCGAAACGATACGATAGATCAAACTCGTTCGCGTTGATCACTGTCACCGAGTACACGAAGTTGTTGATCTCCGTCATCCCGACAACGCCGGTTATGTGGATGAGGTCGCCGGTCGCCAGCCCGTGGCTGCTGTCAGTCACGCGCGCCGGATCTGCTTGAGTAATCGCAGTGATGACCCCCGTGATCTCGGCCGTGTTTACCGTGTGCAGGATACTCGTCGGGGCGGAGATAGTGGGCACAAGGTCGATTGCACTCAGGCTCCAGTCGTCATTCGCTACCCGTATCAGCTCCTGCGGCGTGTAATCAGGGTGGCACAATGTCATGACGTCGCCCGACTGGGCGTACTTGACGTCGAACAGGTCAGCGGCAGCCCATGGCGCCACGACCTCGTAAGGCGGGACCGCGATGCCGCCGGATGTGTATGCGGTGTAGGCCGTGCCGTCGACGTTCACGCCGTTCAGATCCTGCAGCTCGAAGGTGTTGGCAGCGACGTTGGCGATCAGAAAATTGCGGCCATTCAGCTCAGTCGTCCCAGCGATGCCGCTGATGAATACCTCGTCGCCATTGCTTAGCCCGTGGGCTGTGGAAGAGATGACGACAGGATTGGCCTGTGTCGCGCCGGTGATGGTTTTGATCTGGGCGCTGTCGAGGATCTGCGCACCTCGCGTGTGGAACCGCAGGTATGTGGCGCCCATCTCGATGATGAATGTCTGGCTGTTGTTGAACTCGAACTCGATGATGCGATAAGGCCCAGCGCTGGGCTTGCACTGGGCGACGAACTTCTGCCCTGCACGGTTGTCCATCGCCCCAGTGTAGGTGGCGACAAAGTTCTCGGCCAGCTCCACGGCGACTGCGCGCTTGGATAGATCTACGCGGGCACCTACTGGCGGCGAGATCTCCCCGCCTGCCATGCTTGGTTGAATGAGCTTAACCATGATTACTTCCTTGCGTTGATCCAGTCAGGGTCACGGCTCTGCCGACTTGACGTGCTCCCCTCGTTCGCGTCTTCCATCTTGGCCGTGCCAACAGCGACGTTGGCCTTGCGCTCGGTCGCGTCGGCGATCTGACCGTCGCCGGTGATAGGCATAGCCACTGCCTGCGCGAGGCGCCAGCTGAAGGCCCAGTCGAACAGGGGATCGAAGTCAGTGACGGTAGTAATCTTCTGCGTGTACTCGAACTCTGGCTCTGACTGGTCGGTGAGTAGAACCTTGACGCCATCGGAGTTGCGACCGACGGCAAAGTCGAGGGGTTCCAGCATCTCGCCCCGTGGGTCCAGCGGGTGCACGATCTTGAGCACCTTCATGGCGTCGGAGGGATAGCTGTACATGTAGGTCCACTGGGCTGGCGGTGTACCAGACAGCGCGGCAGGTGAGGTGTACCGCTTGGTAAAGTTCCAAGGATGCTCTCGCAAAAGAGCATCCCTGACGTTGTCAAAAACAAGGTTCACCTGCTCAGCTTCAGTGGTGTCCTGATCTAAGCTGGTGATGTCATAGCGATCTCCAAGGTGCTGGAGCGCCAGCTTGGCGAGCTGTACTTCGGAGACGGCCATGGGTTACCTCGTTATTGGGGGGTCGATTTCTTCCCCGTTGTTTTCTTGCCAGCGGGCAGGTGGTCCTCTGCATCAGAGGCCCGTGCTGGCTGGATCGCCTTGATGGGGTCTTTACCATCGTCTTCGGCTGCTTCCCTAATAGCAACAAAGGCTTTGTCTTCCAAGACCTCTGCTGTGCGGGGCAGATACTTGAACCGCTTGACCTTCTTCTCGCTCACCTTGCGTGGTGGGCGGGTCGTCGGGTCCATGACTGGAACGGTGATTTCTTCCGTCTCAGCGAAGACGTTGGGTAGGGTGTACCACTGCCCCTTATTCTTACCGCGTCCGATGCGGCCAAAGGATGGGTGGTAAAATCCATGCTTGTCAAAACGTACTTTCATTGGGTCACTCCCTAGATGTGGCAATGGGGCGACCGAAGCCGCCCCATCGTTATGGCTTAGTTATTGCCGTCTGCGTAGGCTTTCCACGCGGATGGATCAAACGTCAGGAACGCATTGATCGTACCGGCAGTGACCGTAGTCGTGCCGATCGTGGCAAGGACACCGAGGTAACGCTCGTAAGCAACCCCTGCGCCTGTTGGCAACGCACCCATGAAGATGGTCTTGTTAGGACCAAGCTGTGCGTCGTTGGCTGCCGTGTCGTCAGTCACGAACGTCGGTGTCAGGATATGCGTAGCCGCAGTCCCATCCACAGCGATCGCAGCCTGTGCATCAGAGGCAAGCTCGAACTGGATTGTGCCAGCCGCGCCCCCTGTGATGATCTCTGTGTCAGCCGACTGGATGACGAGATACATCGGACGGCCATTGCCAAGATCTTGAGGCGTTGCCCCGAGATCCATTACATCACCGATCAACGCGGTCCCTGCAGCTGCAGCAACACTGACGTTGTCAGCAAATTCGTTTAGTTCATCCAAAATCATCTGGATAGCTCCTTACATTTGCGGTCTTAGACGACGCGCGCTTCGTTGATTGCCAATGCGTCACAACGACGGATTGGGTAGCCACCCCACGATGTCTGCATCGTACCGCCGACCATGTCTGTGGTCAGGGTAGAGTTAGCAACAGCGTTGGATGTCTGGCGGCGCAAGAAGGCGAGAACCTCTTTGTCCATGTACCAGACACAGCGACCGACGGATGCGTTCGGGATCTCGGTGAGAGCCTTGTGCATCAGGTCGTTGAGATCGGCCCCAGTGGTGAGGTCGTTCGTCAACAGGCTGCGGTCGATGTTGCAGATCCGCACGACGTAGCGCCAGTCACGAACCGTCAGGCCCGCCTGCCACTTGTAGTGCGTCCGGTAGATCTGCATGCGGCCAGTGTTCGAACCACCGGAAGCGTCTTCCAGTGTGTCCTCACCGAGGTCGCGTGTCTGCAGACCAGCAGTCGAGCCCTTGGGCACGATGCCGTGGCAGGTCATTGGAGACCAGCAGATCAGCCATACACTGGCATTATCCGATCCCGTGCCCGCGCCGTCGATGATATTGTCTGCGTTTTCAGCGGACAGATCAGAGAAGCGAGGCGCAAAACCGGTGAACTCTTCGGGTGCGAGTGTCTCGTCACCGAAGAACAGCGTGTCTGCCAGCTCTTGGTTCATGCCCTCGATGTGAGGACGGTCTTCCTGAAGACGGAAGGCGGCACTGTCACTGGCCATGTCAGCCAGATCTTTGTCGACTTCTGCGTAGTCTTCGAGGTTACCGCATGTGTCCGTGATCTGGACGGCACGCGACTTGGTTGGCTGAACGCCACCATACAGCTTACGCCATGTGGGTGTTGGCAGACCGGAGCGGATCGAGGTCTTGTGACCAGTGGTCATGTTACCTTCGAGCCACGTCATGTCGTTCAACATTTCGTTGGTCTCGTTTAGGATCTCGACAACATCTGCGATGCTGCCGTCAGGATCTGTGACCTTTGCAAGGTCGGACAGGGTCGGGTTTTTCACGCTAAGAACAGCCATTAGGGCCTCCTATTTGTTAGGCGCTTTTCGGGTACATCGTTGGGTACATCCGGCGCAGGGAGGCTTCGGTGGCGTCGTCCTTCTGGACGTCTTCTCCTAAGACTAGATCTGTGTCGGACAGAACCTTCGCGATGCGGTTCATGTTGCGCAGGAACACTGGGTGGTTGCCGATCGCCATGCCCGTCGGATTGTCGGGGCTGGGTGATTTGAGCAGTGCGATGAAGTCTGCGTCTGTGTGGCCCTTGAGCATATTGCCCACCGCCTTCACGTTTGCAGCGTAGTTTTCACCACCGAAGTCAGGGTCAACCTTCGCGTCTTCACGCCATGTATTTACCTGAGCTTCCCATTCAGCCACAGCAGTTTGCTGCGCTTCCTGCTGAAGTTCGTATTGATATTCAATGATGCCTTGGAACTGGTCCTGTGACAGGCCCATCTCCTTAGCCTTCTCAGAGAAGACCTCGAACTTCGTTTCGTCAATCTCGAAGCCCTTTTCTTTGAGCTCGTCGCTGACGTCGAACGTGTACTTTTCCGGTACACCCTCATCACCAGAGGCGTCGTCGTCCGACAGCACGTCCTTGGTTGCGTCCTTGTCTGCACCATCATCGGTACCTGTGTCAAGGATGTCGCCCGATGACGCTGCAGCGTCATCGGGCTTCCCGCCTGCCTCGACGGGAGGAGTATCAGCAGCAGGCGGGGTTCCGTCCAGCACGTCTCCGGTGCCTGTATCTTGATTATTCTGGTCCATGGTTTTCCTCCATCATTTTCATGTATGCACCGAAGTGCGTTGTGCGGAGCTCTTCCAGCAAGGCGGTGCCGACGGCCCGACCTCCCTCGTTGAAAGCGGTCCCGTGGGTATCAACCCCGCAGAAGCTGGGGCGGTCGACGTGGCACACATCGTGACACATGCCGTAGATCCAGCGACGCCCGCGAGGGCTCGACAAGATCCATTGAATGTCTTTGGCTCGGTCTTCCTGATCCCGCTCTGCGGCGAGGATCTGCTGGTCGTCCGAGCTGTCATATACAACCTTACGCGCCAATGCTCTCACCTCGTCCAAGTAGGTCAGTCAGCGCATTCGGGTTCTGCGTGTCAGCTTCTGACAGCAGGCGGGCTGTATCGGCAGCCCCATTCGCCTGCTCTGCCAGCACGGCACGCTGCTCGGCTTCCGCGCGGTCGGCACGGAGCTGATCACGGGCGGCCTTCTCACGCAGGAGCTTCGGTGAGTTACCCAAGATCTCGCTGTATTCGCGCACGCCTTGATCCAGATCAAAGTTGTCCATGATGCTGGGGTCGATGCCTGCGAGGTTACCGGCGAAGCCCATGGTGCGTTCCATGGATGCAGCAGCTGACGCCTCTTGCGCCTGTGCCAGCAGTGAAACGTATTTGATCTCGATGTCTGCCTCGGTCAGGGCCTCGGGTGGCTCTGGCAGCAGGCCTTCCTCGAACGCGATCAGGAACAGATCTTCGATCAGCGGGTCGAGCAGCTCGCTGTTCAGGCGCTGCAGGACTGGGCCAAGCAGGGCCAGCTTCTCTTCGTGACGCTCGGCCACCTCGGTCGCTGTCATCTGACGGCGATCGCTGTTGATCATCATGGCAAACAGGTCGGCGTAGAAGCCACGCTGGATGCGGCCCTGCACTTCTTGGATATCCATCATCATCTCGTTGATGCGGGGCTGCACCAGATAGGCAGGCTGGAAACCAGCGCCACCATTCTGCTGGTCGACGTAGGTCGTGCCGCCTGCGATGACGGTGGTGGGCTTGCCCTTGAGACTGGTCGGGGCTGTCATCGGCGGGTTGACCATCTTGTCGATCGCCTGCGCCTTGCGGCGTTGCTCATGCTGCAGCTGCTTGATGTCGCCAAGCTGCTCCATCGCTGGCGAGTAGCCGTAGATGTCGCCGTTCAATACGTCCCAG